CTGCTTCTGTATCATAAAATGTCAATGGACGACTGGGCTGTGTACCAATTTGTTCAATGGCTTCACATATATCTGACAAGTCCTTTGTAACTTTTTCTAGATAAATTTGTGCATCTGCCATATTTTTTACAGCCGTGCCTGTCATTTCCTCATGTTTGTGATCATGAAGTTCTTGTTCACAAGCAGGGCAAGTCTTATCTTTTAGCTTTTCTACTTCTTTTGTATACTTGGCAACAGTCTTATCAGCTTGGATAACAGCACTTTCTAAGGTTGCTTTTTGTTTTTGCAGTCCAGTTAATGCGGTATTGTTGTCTTCCCATACTTTGAGTTCAGCATGTGTTGCTAGTTCTGCATCAATATCTACAGTAGCAAGTGTATGAATACTGTTTACAAGGGAAGTTAAGTCGGATTCCTTCTTTGTCTCCCAAGCATTACTGCGTGTGATTAAACTGTCAATGCTCTTCTGAACATTTTCATTGGCTTTTTTAGTTGCTTCAATGCTAGCAGTCTCAGAAAGTATACTATCTTTAGTTTCTTTGACAGCTAATTTAAGTAACTCTGCTTTTTCAGACAGCAGAGTAATACCCAATAGCTGTTCAATAACCTCACGCTGATCCGCAGCCCGCATACTTAAAAACGGTTCTGTATAAGTGTTCAATGCCACAAGATGCTTAAACATTGTGTGTGACATTTCCAACATTTGTTCGATAGCCTTTTGTGTTTCACGGCTATCACCTTGACTGTCGTCCTCTGAATCTTCAGTTTTTAATTGATTATCATTGACATACAGTTTAAGAACATTAGGCTTACGACCCCGTTCAATGCGATATATGTTGCCATCTTTAGCAAACTCTACAGTAACCAACATGTTTCTGCCATTGATCTTATTAATTAAGTTTTCTTTCTTAATGTTAGTCAACGCTTGTCCATACAATGCATAACTTAACGCATTGATGATTGTAGTTTTACCAGTACCGTTACGACTTCCAGTATCATCACCACCTAGATCCAAGTTGGCACCTAATACCAATGTTAATGATTCTTTGTCAAAGTCTACAGCTTGGGTCTGTGCGCCCACACTCATAAAGTTTTTAACAGTTAAATTATTGATATTGAACATATTATAGGTCGTTATAAATTTGTAGTAATGTGTTCTTATCGAACTGTTCGCTTTCAATGTTGACTAAACTATCCGTAACAATTTGATCAACACTTTCAAACATACCATCTGGACTATCCTCAACAGTTCCTTCCAAGTTGACTTTATCTTGGATTAAACTAATTTCTCGAATGTCATACTCGTTAGTAAATGTTTCTTTGATGTAGTTTGCTTCCTCGAAGCTAATATCAATATCCAAATGAACTTTTAAGTGCATTTTTGACTTCATGATTTCATCTTTGCGATCAATCATATCACTCAATTTGATAGTTCTATACTTGGGGCAGTTATCCCAATTGATATATTGTGGAGTTCCGCCCCATTCTAATACCATCATGCCACGGTCATCATCCCATGTATCAGAGAAATTATGTGGAAATGCATTTCCAATATAGTGTACGCTGCCATTAGTTTGTCGTTTATGGAAGTGTCCACTAAACACATACTCCGGACCGTTAAAATCTTCAGCCCTAAGTTCGCCGTGATCTGGCATTTGTACCATTGCATTCATAAAGAACTTAGGTAATTCAAAGTGACCAAAGACATATTTGCTCTTTAAGTCCTTCATTTGTTTCCATTCGTCACCCACTAACCATGGAACTAATGTTACATCACCAATAGTGGTAACTGTTTCAACGATAGTAACACCTGGAATATGTCTACCAAATGCACTGCTATGGATATCTCGCTTGTCTTTGTAGAACAAATCGTGATTACCCGGGAACCAATAGAACTGTTCAAATGCCGCACCCAGTCTTTCCAAACAGCGCAGGCTAGAATCTAAAGTGAATAAGTTTAGGCTGTTACGATTATGGCTCCAATCGCCAAGGAATATACAAGTTTCGCATTCCTGTTCTTTAGCTTGTTCAATAAACCAATCTACAAATTCTTCGCAGTCTCGTAAATGTGTTGCTGAATTGGATTTCAGGCCAAAATGTATGTCTGTAAAACACGCTACCTTTTTAAATAGGCTCATTAATTAAAGTTCTCCTACTAAAAGTATAGCGTGTATATTACTAAAGGTCAATACTAAATGTCTTCGTTTTCTATTTCTTCTTCTTCAGAAACTACATCGCTCTTGGGCATACGCATATTTTTATACAGTTCAGCCTGGCGAGCAATCTCTTCTGCGTACTCTTGACTATTTTGTCTTGTTAGACTTGGAGTCAATCCTGCTTCTTCTAGCAAGTCGTCTCGAATGTTTTGGCTCTTTTTCTCGATATTTAAGATTCGAGTAAAGCTATTAGTCACTGCGGCTGTGTAATAGGCAAATGGATTCTCTGATTTGGATTCATCAAACTGTAATCCAATTTGGCTAAATTGCAAAATGGCCTGACCCTTCATTTCGTCAATGTAAGTATAGCCACGCCAGTTGCTACGCTGTGCATATCGTTCACTGAGTTTAATAAACATCTTGCCTAAATTTTCAGTAATCCTGCCGTGATCCTTACTGAATTTACCATTTACAACTCCACCTTTCCAATGACTTATACCTACGCACTATAGTTCGTCTGCATCATTAAATTTCCAATGTTGGAATGGAGGGAAGTTAACTTTTTCGTGACTGTCTGCTGTACTTTTAACAGTCTTCTTTCTTCCAGGAGCTAGTGGAATGTGATCAAATGTCATAATGCGTATTATGATATCTGTTTTAGCAATAGTTTTATAGTCTGGGGTACATTCTATTAATTTGATTTTCTTATCGCCACCTGCTCTAGCTGCGGCAAATGCTATTAGTCCTAGTCTTTTTGCTCTTGCTCTTTTAGCATCTGCAATTGTTCGGATATTGACTTTATCTAAACTGGCTAAAATTATGTCATGCTGTTGGTACCCTGGATCAGCAAAACTTGAAAATGAACATTTACTACGATGTATTTCTGCTAGTAAATCTCTATTGTTTAGGTACTTTACCTTTCTCCCTGTGGGTGCAATGGTTGTTGTCATATTATTATTGTTGTCCTTATCCAATATTTTAACACGGAAATGGTAGTTGTCAACTGAAATTATTATATTAGCACATTATTTATTAGTTAAATACACTATCAAGGAATAATATTTATGGCTGACGATGTTGTCAATTACGATTTAAATGCTACGCCACTAGCAACTTGGCCCAAAATTGTTGGTGAGAGTACAAATTCGGCACCTACTACATATTACGAAAATAATGGGCAGTCCTCGAGTGATGCTTCGGAAATTGGTGTAAAAAGAGATTTGGGTAATGTACCAAAGGGTGCAGAGAGAACACGACCTGTACCAGTAATTAATAGTCCTGGAAAAAAGGATTTAAGAGTTAGGATCAAAGTTCCACAGCCTTATCTAAGTTCCAAATTTACAACAGGCGCCAAAGGGCAACTTGCTAGTATTGGTGGAATCATTTTCCCCTATACTCCTAGTATCAGTTTTGAGCATAAAGCTGATTATGCTCAGCAAACTCCTACCCACAGTAACTATGCTATAAATTTTTATAAAGGTAGTTCAGTTAGTGACATACAAATTTCTGGACTATTCACAGTTCAAAACGATCAAGATGCAATAAATTATATTTCAACTATTCATTTATTAAGATCCCTAACTAAAATGGGATTTGGTAATGAGACTGGTGGAATTATCAAAGGTAGTCCTCCTCCAGTTTGTAGATTGTTTGCTTATGGTAATTTTATGTTAGAGAATGTACCTGTTGCAATTACCAGCTTTAAAACAGACTTGCCAGTAGATGCTGATTCATACTGGTTGAATGATGCAACTTTTGATGAAGCATTTATACCCACTAGATCCACAATTTCTGTAACTTGCAGACCAATGTACAGTAGAAATGAAATGTTAAGTGCAACAGTATCTGGATATCTAAATGATGTTGGACAAAGAACAAAGGGAATTCTATAATGGCCAATTATAATAAACTTAGTCCATATCATGCAACAAGTCAAACTAACGGATATTTAGATATCATGTCTTGGAAAAATTTTCCTGCTGAAGTTGATGATATTTTGTTTACAGTCACTAAGAGTTATGAACATAGACCTGACTTGTTAGCATATGATCTTTATGGCGATGTGGGATATTGGTGGGTGTTTGCTGCTCGCAATCCTGAAACTATACAAGATCCTATGTTTGATCTTGTATCTGGCACCAGTATATATCTACCAAAAGCAAGCACCTTAAAAAAATCAATAGGATAATAATATGCCAGGAGCAAATCCAAGTTTAGGGTCGACACCAGGAAGGGTTACCGCATTACCGAGACAACCTGCAAATCCTAATGTAAGTTCAGAAGTAGTTGGCACAGGTGCAGCTCGACCATATGACGGTAATCCACTTTCACCATCTGGGCATCCGTGGGAAACAGTGACACATGGAACTCTTGTAGGCAATAACAATACTGCGGCTGAAAGAAAAACTTCGCCGCCATCCGATACTCCACAAACTCCGTCATCAAACAATATTGAAAAATTTGGGGATAAAGTCAACAAAAACATTTTAAATTCATATAGATCAGTAACTTATAACTTTACACTAGCAGCACTAACGCCTGCACAAGTTAATGACCCAGCAACCTATATGACTAATCCAGATAATTTATCTAATGTTATTTTAAGATCTGGTGGAAAAGGTGGACAGGGCATGGGAACGCCTGGGGGAGACACTGGTCCAAAAACACACTTGTCTTCTATAAATTCTGAAGCTATTCAAGGTTTTAACGAATATAGCCCAGGCAAATTTGATATGTTTATTGAGAACTTAGAAATAGGTAATACTTTTGCATTTGAACATCGATCTGGGATGACTTTGCCTACCAATTTTTCTTTTGATGTCATTGAACCATATAGTATTAATGGATTCCTTGAAGGGTTACAAGTTGCAGCACAATCAGCTGGATACAGTAGCTATATGTCGGCTAGTTTTGTATTAGTGATGGAATTTATCGGATACCCTGATGGTCCTGGAATGCCAGATGCAGAAGTAATTGATCAATCATTAAGATATTTTCCTATATTGGTAACTGGCATGTCTGTTAATATCACTGAAAGGGGAACTGTTTATAAAGTTACAGCAGTGCCACACGGTGAACGCTTATTCAATAACGAACTTAATTCTTTAAAATCTAATATGGCTGCTGTTGGCAATACTGTTAAAGAGCAAGTAGAAGATTTGATTTCACAAATAAACATAAAAATAAAACTGGATATTGAGAAAACAAAAATAGAAAGTGGCCAGTTTGATGAATATGAAGTTAGATTTCCTGAATATAATTCAGATGGTTCAGTCGGGTCGAGCAGTAATAAAATTGCAGGAGCAAAAATTGTTTCTAATCCTGGAAAAGAAGAAGTAGTTCCTAAACATGAAGATGTTGGCAAGACGACAATGCCCAACAACTATAAAGCTCAAATATTAGGATCATCTGCGGCAAGCCCGACAAATGCAGCAGCGGCAAAATCAACTCAAAATTCTGGATCTTCAATAATTACACCTATTACACAATTTCAACCAGGGTCTAGAATAGATGCTGCAATAGAAGCAATTATTAAAAATAGTGAATATGTTCGGGACATTGTAACAGGTCCACCAAAGGTTGACGAGCATGATATGGTAACATATTTTATTGTTCGAAGTGAAATCACAAATAAAGGTGAAGAGATCAATCCTGAAAAAATGCAGCCGTATCAAAAATATACCTTTATAATTACACCATATAAAGTTCATTATACTGCAATTCCTGGATATGGTAGACAAAGAGTCGACAGTGAAAAAATAAAAAATATTTGTCTTAGAGGTTACGACTACATTTATACTGGTGAAAATGTAGATATTATTGATTTTAAGATTGATTTTAATACTTTGTTTTTTGAAGCAATGCCAACATCGTTGGCTAATTCTGATAAAGTAAACAGACAAAATGCAGCAGCAAACGATAATCGAGCAGACTTTGCTAGGAAAGATCCTCGTAGAACAGATTTAATCGGTGACCCATCTGATCCTGCAGGCAAGGCACCCCGTTATGAAACAAGTGATGCCAACAGTGTAAATCCTGGAAAGAACATAACTGCTGGCGCGCCCAATGTTGGTGATGCATATTGGCAAATGGCCAAAGTTATGCATGAGGCAATTGTTAATTCCAATAGCGGAATGATCACTGGGGAGATCACCATAACAGGTGATCCTTATTATCTTGTCAGTGGAGGCAAAGGAAATTACACTCCTGCTAAAATGCATACTCAAGGAGTTGAAACTGACAACGGGGAAGCTACTCCGCATGGTGGTCAAATTTTAATTTATATTAAGTTTTATAACCCTATAGATATTCAGTCTGATGGATTTATGAAATTTGAGCCAAGGCTAGTTCCATTTAGTGGAGTATTTTTTGTAACTGAAGTTGTCAATAATTTTAAAGCTGGATTGTTTACACAAACTTTAAAAATAGTTCGAGTACCTGGACAACTTATGGACTCCACTCGACAAGCAGATCCTACAGATAAACAATTTGGATCGTATGCTAAACCAGAAGATCAAGTTAATGCTGATTCTAGTCCAGCTGCTGATTCGACTGTGGTTAATTCAAATGATGGTACTTTGGGTGATCGAGCAAGTACTGCTAATCTATTAGAACAGCAAGGTAGATCTTTGCCTAGTCCTGGATCCCCTGGACAATTAAGTAATTTTACAAATGCAACAGGCGGCCTTGGTGGAGCACCCCAAACAAGTGTGGCTGGCGCAACATCTAATGCTATTAATCCAACTGGAGCAGGTTCGTTAGTCAATGGATCTACAATTAACGGTATTAATCAATTAGCTTCTGGTATTAGAATGCAAGCATCTGGTCTAGTAAATGCACAAAATAGTCTATTAACATCGGTGGCCACAATTGCAGCAGCAGCCAGTGTAATTAAGAGTGCTTATTCAATTGCACATCCTACACAAACCTTAGCAACTAGAGCAAGCTCTATCAATCCAACTGTATCAAGCTCTCTAGATACTAGAGCTATTGCAGCAATTTCAGCTCCAGGCATAGCAGCAGGTAAGATTGTAAGTAATATTGACAATAACATTACCAGTAAATTATATGGTATATCGTCTGACATAAATGCAGTTGGCGCAAAATTTGGTGTTAAGATGGCAGAAATATCTGGCCTTAGTGATAAGTTATCCAGTAAATTAGTATCTGAACTAAATGGATTAACTTCAAAGATTCCAAAGAATTTAAATGTGTCAGATGCAATTAAACAAGGTATATTACTAGATCAGTTATCTGTAAATGGTCTTAAAAACTTGCCACCAATTGCTCCGCATATAGCGGCCTCTGCTGCATTGTCAGGGTTCACTGGCGGTAATCCAGTTACTAATGCTGCCCTTGTAAATAGAGTTATCCCAACAAGTTTAACTAATGCTGTTGACTCGGCAGTTAACAGTGGCAAACTATTGTCTGCAAATACTTTAGTTTCAAATGTTACTGGTGTTGTGGGCTCAGTAGAAAACAAATTAACAGTTGTTAGGAATATTGCAGGAACATCAATTAATAATGGCGGCAGCTTGTCGAGTTCTGTAGTGTCAAAATTTGGCAGTATAAGTAACAATGATAGTCCATTGTCTAAAATAATGTCAGGTTAATTATGGGAATTGAACAAAGAACACGCGGTACATTGTCTGGTCCAGGCCCGTATCTGGCTGAGATCACCAATCACTTAGACCCTACCTACATGGGTGGGGTTGAAGTTAGTTTAATTCGCGGCGTTCAAAGTAATGTTAGAAATAAAGCTGAAACCTACACAGTAAAATATCTCAGTCCGTTCTATGGAGTTACTTCCATCAGGCATGAAGGAAATAATGCCAAGGACTATAACGATGTACAAAAGAGTTATGGTATGTGGATGGTGCCACCTGATATCGGCACCATTGTAATGATTATCTTTGTGGATTCTGATCCTAACCAAGGATACTGGTTTGGCTGTGTTCAAGACACATATCAAAATCATATGCTTCCTGGCATTGCTGCTAGTATTAACACTAACATGACACCTGAGCAGGAAAAGAAATATGGGACTACATATTTGCCTGTTGCAGAGTTTCTTAAAAATACAGAAACATTAGCAGATCCAAACATCAATAAGAAACCCAAACCTATACATCCATTTGCTGATAGATTGTTAGCACAGGGGTTGTTATTAGACACTATTCGTGGACCAACTTCTAGTAGTGCCCGTAGAGAAGTTCCAAGTAGTGTGTTTGGTATTAGCACACCTGGTCCGCTAGATACTTCTGATGGTGCTCCTAAGAAAAAGATTGGTTATTCTGGAAATGCAATAGCACCAGTAAGTCGTCTTGGAGGATCTTCCTTTGTTATGGATGACGGTGATACCAACGGAGAGAATGAATTAATCAGAATTAGGACAAGGACTGGTCATCAGATTCTAATGCACAACAGCCAAGATTTGATTTATATCGCAAACTCTACAGGAACAGCATGGATTGAATTAACCAGTATGGGTAAGATTGATATCTACGCAGAAGATTCTGTGTCTATACATACTCGTGGTGATTTTAATTTCCGCGCAGATCGTGACTTTAACTTAGAAGCAGGTAGGAATTTTAATATTGCAGCTACAGAAGGTAATGTTAATATCAATGGAAATAACGAATTTAACCTAAGTACTAAGAAAGTACAAATTGAATCGTTGGGCGATTATAATTTAATTGTGTCTGACGATTTAAAAATATCTGCAACCAATATTGGAACAACTGTAACCAAGGATCTAAATACTTTGGTATCAGGGAACAGTAATTACAGTGTTAAAAACAAGTATAGTATGACTGCGGCTACTTCGGCTATTAAGGGTACTAATGATCTGTCATTTACAAGTGATAAAGCTATTAGCTTTACAGCACCTGTTTTAAACTTTAATGGACCGAAAGCCACTTCGCCCACTGCTCCAACTGCACCAACATTGGATGTTCCAGCAAAGTTAACACTATTCTCAGTACCACAAAGAAAACGCGAGATGGGCTGGCCAAATGGTGTCAAATATAAAGCTGACAACTTATTAACAATAATGCAGCGTGTTCCTATGCATGAGCCTTGGGACCATCATGAGAACATTAATCCTAGCCAATTTTCAAAGTCAAATACTGACAACAATATTCAGCCTGCATTTACAACTAAGAATGGTGTATCTGTTCCGGCATCAGGTTCTAGTGCTAGTACTCCGACTTCTTATAAATCTGGACCAGGAACTGATCGCGGACAAGTACGCGGTAACCCGTCAACCTGGACTAAGGATCAAGCGTTCTTAACAAAAGTTAAAGAAGTTGCAAAGGCATTGAATTTTAATGCAATTGATTTGTTAGCTATTATTAACTTAGAAAGTGCAAGATCATTTGATCCGGCCATTACTAACTCGCTTGGTTATACTGGATTAATTCAGTTCGGTAATGCTGCTGCAAAAGGATTAGGAACTACTACTGATTATTTGAGAGGGCTAACTAGAGTCCAACAAATGGATTATGTGTACTCATACTTCAATAAACTGTGGGGCTGGCCAAATGCCAAAGTACCAAACCCGTCACTGGGTAACATTTATCTAACAGTATTGTTGCCAGCATTTAGATTTGCTGGACAGGATGAAAAGATTGCAGATGCTACAAATCCAAAAACTGCTGCTTATTGGAGAAGTAACCCTGGATTCGATCCGCAACATTTGGGATATTTTACACCAAGCATGGTTGAATCAGTAGTAAGTCAGCATAGGCGTGAAGTACAAAAATGTTTAACTACTGCTGGTGTAGGAATTGATCCTACTGATGAGAAGACATTCTTAATTGTACCTGAAGCAACAGTTAAATCTGGAACTGGCGGAATTGTTACTTCTGGCAGCGGAAACCCAGTGATGACAGGTCAATAAATAGTATATCATGCCATACAAATCAAAAATACTTAAAAATGCAAATGCGGTATACCAGCAGCCTCCTAAGATGAGTCAGTTCTACATGGGGTTTAGCAGTGTTAATCCGGCCAATGTTAACTCTAGGCTTTATGATTTTGATTTGATCAAGCAGGATTTTTTAAATCACTTTAACACTCGAAAGGGTGAGAGATTGATGAAACCAGAGTTTGGAACTATTATTTGGGATCTATTAATGGAGCCATTAACTGAGCGTGTACATGATTTACTATTACAAGATGTTACTACTATATGTAATAGTGATCCTAGGGTAGCACCTTTGCAAATTAATGTCAGTGACTATGCTACTGGATATTTGGTCGAGATAACTTTACAGTTGGTTGGTACTGATCAATCCTCTAATTTACGATTATCTTTTGATCAAGAAATTGGTCTTCAGGTGCAATAATATGTGCGGTTTATTGCCGCCATAAATACGGTATAGAATTAAAAATTATGACCATTCCAGCAACCAATTCAAAACTACTTGTCACCGAAGATTGGAAAAAACTTTACCAATCCTTCCCCAACGCAGAATTTCAAAGTTATGATTTTGATACAATTCGACGCACCCTAATTTCGTATCTTCAAGAAAATTATCCAGAAGATTTTAATGATTTCATTGATAGTAGTGAGTATATTGCACTTGTAGATTTAATCTCTACGCTGGGTCAAAATTTAAGTTTCCGTATTGATTTAAATGCTCGTGAAAACTTCTTAGGTACTGCTCAACGCCGTACTAGCATACTACAATTAGCACAATTAATCAGCTATTCTCCATCTAGAAATGTGCCAGCTAGTGGTTTACTGAAGATTTCTGCAATAGCAACTACTGGTAATGTCACAGATTCTAATGGAGTAAACTTAGCTAATTCAACTGTATCTTGGAATGATCCTACTAATACAAATTGGTACAATCAATTCATGAGTATTATGAACAGTGCAATGCCAGCTGGTACAGCATTTGGTAATCCTAACTCACGAGCTACACTTGGCGGAATTTTAACAGAACAATATATTCTTAATAGCGCCAACACAGATGTGCCAATTTATAGTTTTACACAAAACATCAATGGCACTTCTATGAACTTTGAAGTGGTACCAGCTGCATTTGACGGTAAAACCTACATATATGAAGGAACACCTAAGCCTGGAAGTCCTATTAGTTTAATATATCAAAACGATAATCAAGGCGCAGCAAGTCCAAATACTGGATTCTTTGCATTGTTTAAGCAGGGTTCTATTGCAGTTACTTCCTTTGATATTAAAAATCCTGTGCCAAATGAAATCATTGGTATTAATGTTTCTAACATCAATAAAACTGATGTTTGGTTATGGCAGTTGGATGCAACAAATAGATATTCTAATTTGTGGCAACAGGTTCCTGCATTGGTTGGAAACAATGTAATCTATAACAGTGTCAACCAAGCTGTTAGAAATATCTACAGTGTGACCACTAGAGATCAAGATCAAATTGATTTAAACTTTGCTGATGGCAGTTTTGGAAATCTGCCTTCTGGCAATTTCCAGTTGTTCTATAGACAAAGTAACGGATTAAATTATACCATCAAGCCTATACAAATGTCAGGTGTGCTAGTAAAAGTTCCGTATGTTGATCAAGTTGGACAAAATCAAACATTAACAATGGTATTGACTTTAGAGTATACTGTAAACAACAGTGCTCCAACAGAAAGTATTGCTAGTATTAAACAAAATGCTCCACAATCATACTACACACAAAATCGTATGGTTACTGGCGAAGATTATAATATTGCTCCATTAACTTATACAACTAATGTAGTAAAAGTTAAAAGTGTTAGCCGAATTAGCAGCGGAATTAGCAAGTACTTTGACCTGAGTGATGTTAGTGGAAAATACAGTTCAACAAATATTTTTTGTGACGATGGCACCATTTCTAAACACACTACCAGTACTGGATTTACATTCTCATTTGTAAGCAGTAATGATATTCAATCAGTGTTTAATCAAACTCTTGCCCCGCTGATTGATAGTACTGCGTTGAGGTCATTCTATTTTGATCAGTACAGGACTTATCGTCCAATCACAATTGATTTTGCTACATTTAATCTTTCTTGGGTAACAGTTAACACAGTTACTGGTCAGAGTCGAGGATATTTTAAAAATCCTATCCCACAAGCAGTAGGTCCAATATTTGCATCTCTACCAAATCCGTTAGTGTATGTTACTGCTGGTGCAATGATCAAATTCCGTGCACCGAATACAATTGCTGGTGACCAACAATATTTCTTACCTGATGGAACAATAACTGCAACAAAGACTTATAATGCTGTCAGTTATATTTGGACAACAGTTAAGCAAGTTATTGGTACTGGATCTAATAATGGATTAGGCCCATTAAATGATGGCACTGGTCCTATTATTTTTAATAATACAATATCCAGTAATGCTATTCCTATTGAAATTATTCCAGTATATGAAAATAATCTAACATATACTTTTCAATCTAGTATTTTAAATCTATGCTTGTCTCAACAATCTTTTGGTCTCAGTATTGATTCTGTCACACGCTCTTGGAGAATTATTGAAGGTTCTAACTTAGATGCTAGTTATAATACTGGTGATATGTTTGAAAATGAATTTGCTATGAGCAATAGCGGAAATGATGCAAGTTGGCTAGTTAAGTTTAATTGGGATTCTGGTGCTAATGCATATAATGTTACTATTAAAAATACAAAATACATTTTTAAGAGTAATGGACAAACTGGATTTTTCTTAGATAAATCTAGCGTGAATTTTGATTATAAGACCAATACAGTTATCAAAGATAAAATCTCTGTATTGTCTGTTAATCCAGATATTACTGGTTCTGGTTCTTCTTACCCAGCTGATTATTCCTGGCAAATTGATGATGTAGTTGTTGAAGCTGATCAATATGTTGACCCGACACAAGTTGTAGTTAGTTTGTATGATCATTTAGATAGTCAACATTTTAGTCAATTAACAGATCCAGATTCCTTCAACAATGTTGTTGGCGTTGGTAACACTAGTCGTTCTGGATTAAAATTCCAATATATTCATAACAGTGGTCAAAATACTAGGATTGATCCCGCCAAGAGTAATATTATTGACATATACATGTTAACTGCTGATTATAACGCCGCATTTAGAAATTGGTTGTTAACTGGTATTGGTTCAAAACCAGTTCCACCAACAAGTCAAAGTTTAGAAAACAATTATTCTGCAGATTTAGAACCAATAAAAACAATTAGTGATCAAATTATATATCAACCTGCAACTTATAAAATATTATTCGGCAGTAAGGCTTCACCAAACTTACAGGCAACATTTAAGGCAGTAATTAATAATTCTAGTACATTGAGTAATAATGCAATTATTTCTCAAATTTTACAAGGCATTAATAATTTCTTTGCATTAGAGAATTGGGATTTTGGTCAGAGTTTCTATTTTAGTGAACTATCAACATACATAATGAATTTAATGACACCTGATATTACAAACTTTTTAATTGTTCCTAATTCTGGATCATTCGGCGACTTATATGAAGTTGCGTGTTTGAGTAACGAAATTTTTATAAGTGGTGCAACGGCAGCTAATATACAAATTATTACTGCTGCAACCGCTGCCCAATTGACTATTGCTGGAAAGTAAGAATGACAACATCAACAATCCAATCAGTCAGCTTACTGCCTGTATACCTACAAACTGGAAAAAATTCTAAATTCCTATCAAGCACAGTTGATCAGTTAATTCAACCTGCACAATTGGAACGATTAAATGCATATATTGGCTCAACTTCAACACCAACATATTCACCTAGTGATGTTTATGTAATTGAGTCAGACCCATTAAGACAATCTCGTCAATTAGATCCAGCGTTGGTAATAAAGGATATTGAAAGTAATATTCAAGATGTTATTGCATTGGACGACATTGCTAATGAAATTACATTGAAGGGTGGATTTAGTAATGACTTCGATAGATTATTTGCATCTGATGTTTATTCATATGACCCATATATTGATTGGGACAAAATAACAAATTTCCAGAACTATTATTGGATGCCTTTTGGTGCATCAGTAATTGAAATTGATTCAGATTATTTAAACATTGATGCAGAAGTTGTTGGAAAGCCATCTTACACCACAGATGAAGGAGTAACATTGCTTAATGGAATGTTGCTTAGATTCAATGGATTACATGTATCAGACAAATATCAATATAAAGAATTCTTTGTAGAAGGTACTGGCACCTCTATTACATTGGTGCCTTACGACGAATTAGTTACTCCTGAGTTAGCAGTTAATACAAGTTATGCATTGTATGATGATGGATTATTTGACCAAAATAATCTTGATAACAATCAAACTTCCCCAACTATTCCTGAATATGTAACTATTAATCGTGCCAGTAGAGATAGAAATCCTTGGAGCCGATACAATCGTTGGGTACATTTAGATGTATTAAATGCATCGGCCAAAGCCAACAATGTTACGCTTGATTCAATTGCTATTTCATCAAAGCGTGCTGTTCGTCCTATTATAGAATTTAAAGCTAATCTAACATTATTCAATTTTGGTAAGATTGCTATTGAACCAATTGACCTTATTGATAATGTTACTACTGATGCATTTTTAACAATTGAAAGGGCACCAATTCTTAATGGTGCAACTACTTCAACAATTACTGTTGACGGAATAAATCTAGAGTACGGCCAAAAGATTGTGTTTGCTGCTGATAATGACTCGTTAGTACGCAACACTATATTTCAAGTTAATATAGTTACTATTAAAGGTGTTGATACTTTAACATTATTACCATATGCTCCACATGATCCTTCAGTAGATCAAACATTTGTTGTTACCAAAGGTAACAAATATGTTGGAACTTCATGGAGATATAATGGTTCAAAATGGGTATTCGCACAACAAAAGACTACATTAAATCAAGCTCCATTATTTGATTTATTTGATGAAAATGGAATAAGTTACAGCAATACTGATTATTATTCTAATGATTTTGCAGGTAACAAAATATTTGGTTACGAAATTGGTACGGGTACTAAAGATGCAGTATTGGGCTTTCCATTAAGTTATCTTCAAATTAATACAGTTGGCAGTTATCTTTTTAAAAACTATTTTGCCATTGGATCGATTAATTTATCAAACCCTAACTTAACAATTACTGTTATCCCTACATCTGATACTTACTTTGAATATATTCCTAATGATGTTCCTGAGTATAAAAATATATGGAGTAATTCAATACACTATCCTTTGACTATTAATAGTCACGGGTATTATAACTCTCCATTAGGATTAACTAACAATCCGTTAAATCAAAACATCAGTAAATTTTCATTATCTGATTTAACAGATCATAATAAAACAAAATCTAGATTAATAACAAATGCAAATCCTATATCTTTTGCATTAATGTTTATTGGTAAAAAAGAACATAATGTTATTGATGCAATTTCTAAAGTTGCAGATCAATATAATCAATTTAAATTATCCTTAATTACTCGTCTATCTAATGTAACATCTCCGACTAATCCTGCAGATGCATTGGATAGTATTTTAGCAGATATTAATGCTAATCAATCAGTATTAAGTTCATATTATCTATCTGATATGATTGGGTATGGTTCTGATTTTGTTTCTAAAACTTATGAAGTTTCTGGTCCACAAAATACAGTATATCCACTTTCTAATGATTTTGATCTTACATCTATTACTTTGCAAAGTGTATTACTATATTTGAATGGGGTACAACTTGTTCACAATATTGATTATAAATTTGATAAAGTTAGTAGTTCAGTTATTATCCTAACTAGTTTAGCAGCAAATGATCTATTGACTATTAGGGAATATTTTAATACTTCTGGTAGTTATGTTCCACCAACACCTAGTAAGTTGGGACTATATCCTGCACATGCTCCTTTAAAATATTTAGATGAAACTTATGTAACTCCTAAAAATGTTATTCAAGGTCATGATGGCAGCATTACAGTTGCATTTGATGATTATAGAGACGACATCATATTAGAATTTGAGAAGCGTGTTTATAATAATATCAAAGTACAATATCGTCCTGAGTTAATCGATGTTAATTCAATTGTACCTGGAGCATTTAGGACTAGCAAATATTCTATAGATGAAATTACATCTATATTAGGTCCAGAATTTATTACTTGGGCTGGTCAATATAATATTGATTATATCAATAATCCTACTTTTGATCCATTAAATTATAAAACTTGGAATTATAAAAATAGTTATAATGCAAGTTTAGGTATTTCATTTAACGGATCTTGGAGATCAGTATTTGAATATTTTTATGACACTGATCGCCCTGCTACTCATCCTTGGGAAATGTTAGGATTTGATGTACAACCTGATTGGTGGACTGATATATATGGACCTGCTCCGTACACATCTGGCAACAGCATCATGTGGTCAGACATTGAAGCAGGCCGAATTGCTGTTACTCCTACTGGACCAACAATTAATCCGTTCTATGCTAGACCTGGCTTATCGGCAATTTTACCAGTCGACGAATTTGGTAATACTGTACCAGTTCCAGATCGTTTAGCTGGAACTCCAGATCCTTATGAAATAAGAACATCTTGGGTAATTGGCGATCAAGGGCCTGCTGAAGCTGCTTGGCGTCGTAGCAGCTATTGGCCGTTTGTTGTACAAAAACTATTGGCATTGACTCAACCTGCAACATACGCATCATTAGCATATGACCCTGCTAACATTACTAAAAATATTGCAGGACAATGGACATATGGGAAGAATCATAGCTTCTTGTCCTTGTACAATATCTCAATCCATGGAGAAAATGGATTGCCAACTAGCGGGTATAGTGTGTTTGTAAGTGAAGTTGGACAACAGCGTAGTTTGAATTATATCACCTCACTTCGTGAAGAACTAACTTACTTAAATTTAAACTTATTCCATAAGGTTGGTGGATTTGTCAATCAAAATACATTACAAGTTATTATTGATGCATATGATCCAAATAGTAAAGACCCTGGGTCGATCCTACCTAACGAAAACTATTCAGTAATATTGAATGTCAGTAACCCAGTAGAAAGCATTGGCATTTCTGGTTTTGTTATTCAGAAAGTAAATGGTGAATTTGTAGTTAGGGGATATGATCGTAAAAATCCTTACTTTAATTATTATAAGTCTATAAGGAATATGTCAACTCCGTCAATTACTTTAGGCGGTGTTGAAGAATCATATCTTGTGTGGTCGGCAAGTGGTACAGCTGGTAATACTGGACTTGGCTCATTTGATACTACTACAGCAAGGGCTGCAACTGCTGGAACATTCTACCAAAAAGGTCAGATTGTTTTATACGGAACTAGTTTTTATCGTGTTACAGTAAGTCATCAGTCTGGTGCTGCTTTTGATGCTACATTATTCCAATTGTTGCCATCCTTGCCATCAGTTGGCGGAGTGACTGTACAAATTGCAAGTTCTTTTGATAAAAAAGTATACCAAGTTGCATATGGTACAACATTTAATTCTATTCAAGAAGTATACGATTTAATTATTGGGTACGGTGAATGGCTAACGACCAAAGGATTCTCGTTTAATGAATACAGTTCAGAATTAAATGCTGTAATTGATTGGAATTTGTCAGCAAAAGAATTTTTATATTGGACTACGCAAAACTGGGACGAAAACAGTATTATTGCCCTAAGTCCATTCTCGGATAAGATAACATACAAACATCCATATGCTGTAGTTGATAATGTATTTGATAATTTTTATGATTATAGCATAGGGAGAGCAGATGGTACTCCGTTCCCACAAAAGAATTTATTCATAAGTCGTCAAGACGGTGTGTTTACAATTGATGTTGTTAATTCTGCTGATGGAATTTATTTTGCTAGATTGTATTCTGTGCAAAAAGAACACGCATTAGTTTTTGATAACACTACTATATTTGGTGATATCATATATGACATAGAAACTGGCGAACGCCAGATGCGTATGAAATTATCTGGATTCCGTACAGCAAACTGGAATGGTGATTACTTTAGTCCTGGATTTATCTATGATACTGCACAGGTATCTAACTGGAAAGCATACACTGCATACACAGCTAGCTCTGTTGTAAAATTTAACGGAAATTACTATTGTGCTATCCATAATATCGATAGTGCTGATGCATTTGATCCTACCAAATGGAGACTATTGCCTCTTGGTAAACCAACTTCTGGACTATTGCCAAACTTTGATTATAAAATTACACAGTTTGGCGATTTCTACAGTTTAGACATTGACAACTTTGATGCTGGCCAAGAAGTAATGGCTCAGCATTTAACTGGCTATACTCCTAGATCCTACCTAAATAATATCTTTACAGATCCTATTGCTCAATATAAATTCTATCAAGGATATATTAGAGAAAAGGGAACCAGTAATGCTATTTCTAAATTAGCTAAGGCTAGTTTACAAACCATTCAAGGACAAGTTGAATTCAAAGAAGAGTGGGCATTTAGAATTGGTCAATACGGATCATTCACTACCTATGATGAAATTGAATTCCCGTTAATTGAAGGTAATGTAAAAAGTAATCCACATATTATTAATTTTGTAAATGCTGTTAATGATGTAGCAAATAATGCAATTACATATGTTACACCATCACAACTTACTATAGGAACAGGCAAACTACCTAAATTTGTCACTAACACAACCACTAATGCATTTAAACTATTGCACTCTGGTTATGTTAGACTTGATGATGTACAAGCCACTGCCTATAATGAAAATAGTATTTTAGATATTGCTAACATTAATGCTTTACAAGATGGAGATACTATCTGGTTAGGCTTTAAGGAAAACGGCGAGTGGGATGTCTATAGATATTCTGGACAAATTGCTGCCATTACCGGAGTCTATGTAAGTGATCCATTTAATCAAATTACATTTACTACTAACAACCCTCATGGATCTGTAGTTGGCGATATTATTTCTGTTGTAAATTTTAATTCTCAAGTAGATGGAATTTATCGAGTACAGGATGTTCCTTCCCCTACAGAAATTTCTGTAGCAAGTACATTGGCTACAATTACAAATGATCCGTTAGTTTCTTTAGGATTGTTCTTCAAATTTGTATCTGCAAGATTTAATGACTTTGATACCCTTCCTGCAGACCAAATTTTATACCACTATCCCACACATACTTTATTGTGGGCAGATTCTAGAAACGGTACTGATAATAATGGGTGGGCAGTATATAGAAAAGTTATTAATCACGACACCAAATCAATAAACAGTTATAGTTCTCCGAATGCTCAAAGATTTGGAACTAGTATTAGTAAGAGACGCGGTAACAATGTCTTAGTTGTTGGTGCAACTGATTATTATAAAGGACCGTTGTCGGGTGCAATTGACCTGTATAAAATTAATAACAATGTTGTAGAATCACAATTAAGTTATTACATGACAACCGGCACATCAGCCACTGAACTTGGTCACTGTGTAGTATATGATGATATTGAATTTTCAAATACCACATACGGTTTAATATTTGCAGGTGCTCCAGGATATATGGGATCAAGTGGAACTGTAAAAATCAGTAGCATTGATGTTTTGATTTTTGATGAGCAGCCACAAAAATTTATTGATAATCCAGATCCAGCAGTATGTAGTAGATTTGGTTCTAGTATTTTTGTTGAAAGAAATGTAACTACTAAAACTGTAATAATTGGTGCACCTGGTACAATTGCTAACAATCAACCTACTCGTGGTAGAGTTTTTGAATATACAGTGACCAGTAATCTAAATAGTGTTACCGTTGAATACATTCAAGAAATTAATCCTAACTATTTGATATTTGGTGGATATGCAACCGAGTGGGGATACTCTATTGCGGGTGCTGAAGATGCATCAACAATTGCAATCAGTGCTCCGGGCTTTAGTGAAAATACTGGATGTGTATTTGTTTATAAAGATCGTAATTTTAATGATTCAATAATACTATCATTATCTAGTGATTTTGCGAGACACGGTCGATTCGGTCAAGCAATGGCCATAACTCCTGATGGAAAATATTTGGCAATTGGTGCACCTGCATTGTCAAACACTGATTTGAGTATTGGTGCTGTTTTTGTCTATAAGTCGTCTGGAACAGAATATGTACTTGATCAAATTATAACTAATCCAGTAACTGGTTCAGGCATGTTATTTGGTGAAGCTCTTGATTTTAATGAGGATGGTACTGTTTTAGTAATCACAGCCCTTGGTACAAACTCAACAGTTAGAACTACTTTTGATAACGACAAAGCTACATTTGACCAAAATACAACTCACTTTATTGAGGTTGTAAAGAATTCTGGTTCAGCGTATCTGTACAGTAGACATAATAAACGATTTGTATATTCAGAAGAATTAAAAGATAACACAGAAGCAAGATTTAGTAATACTGACTACGGCAAGAGTGTGGTAGTTGATAACGATATAATTTTTGTAGGAGCCCCTGCATTTAGTGATACACCAGTAGGTGCAGTATTCCAGTTTGATAGAATTAATTCTGCAATTAAAGGTTGGGAAACTTACCGAGCTCAAGATTCATTAGTGGACATAGATTTAATTAATCGTGTTGGATTAATTGATACCTATACAGATTCTGTTGTAAACTATTATGACCTAATTGATCCATTAAAGGGTAAAATTGCTGGTATTGCAGAACAAGAACTAAGCTATAAATCAGCAAGCGATCCTGCAGTTTACAGTATTGGCTTGGCCAGTGTTAATGTTGATACTAATACCAATTGGCTTGATGAGCATGTGGGCGAATTGTGGTGGGATTTGAGTAGTGCCAAGTATGTATGGTATGAACAAAGTGACCTAGCATATCGTAAAAATAATTGGGGTAAATTATTTCCAGGTGCAACAATTGATGTTTATGAATGGATTGGATCTAGCCTATTACCTAGCGAATGGAGTGCCCAAGCTGATACAACAGCAGGTATTGCCAAGGGAATAAGTGGACAACCTAAATTTGTTGATAACAGTATTGTCAGTGTAAAACAAGTTTATGATACTATTACAGATAGTTTTAGTAATGTTTACTTCTACTGGGTCAAGAACAAAGTTACTGTTCCTGATGTTGCAAATAGAAGAATTAGTAGTTACAGTGTATCGAATATCATTGCTAATCCTACAAGTGCTGGCCTACAATATGTATCTGTTATATCGTCAGATGCATTGTTCCTTGCCAACTTGGGAGCCGAACCAGTAGGTGATCGTATTAGTTTGAATATCAGTTTAGACAAGACAAAAAATACTGTACCTAAACATACTGAGTGGGCATTAGTACAAGAAGGAAATCCTGAAAGTACCTTGCCAAAATTAATTGAGAAAAAGTTAGTTGATAGTTTAGTTGGACATGATGTATTGGGTAATAATGTTCCTGATCCAGCATTAACTTCTAGAACTCGATACGGTATTAATATTCGTCCACAGCAGACTCTATTTGTTAATAGATTGGAAGCATTACATAATATTGTTGAATTTGCTAACTCTGTATTAATCAAAGAGCAAATAACAGATATTTGCAGTTTTACTAATCTTAACAAACAAGAAGCCGCACCAACAGAATATATCACAGTTGAAGATAATAGCGAACTATCTTTAATTGACACAGGTTCTACATCAACAGTAACAGTATTATCTGATATTACATTTAATGGTGGATGGACTGTATATGAATTTGTTAATAACGAATGGGTTAGATATCGTACACAGGCATATAATACACCATTATATTGGGATTATGTAGATTGGCAAAGCCCTTCTTATAATATGCATCGTGATTATTCTTACACAGTTGCTGATACATATCAATTGGCCAGTCTTCAATTGACTCCAGGACAATATGTTAAAGTATTAAATCACGGTAATGGAAATTATATTATTGTAGAAAAAGTTGATCCAAATGTTGTTGGAAATTTTGGTAATGACTTTAATATTGTCTACAATGAAAAAGGTACAATTCAAATATCCAATAGCTTGTGGGATCCTTCTTTTGGATGGGATCAAACATACGGTTATTCTCAAACATTGTTTGACCAAACACCCAATATTGAAATTGAATATATCTTATCTGCATTAAAGAATGATATTTTTATAAACAATCTAGCAGTTAACTGGAATTTACTATTCTTTAAAGCAATTAAGTATGCTTTTACTGAACAGAAATTCTTAGATTGGGCCTTTAAAACTTCATTTATTAGTGTCACTAATTATGCAGGAAACTTAGGACAACCACCTGTTTATAAACTACAGGATAGTGCATACTATCAAAGTTATATTGAAGAAGTTAAACCGTACCATACTCAGATTAGAGTTTTTAATACTAACTTTGAATCTACGGAAACTAGCCATACTTCAATATCAGATTTTGATTTCCCAGCATATTTTAATACATCAACTGGAAAATTTACTGCGGCTACAGTATCTGCCAGTAGTATTATAATTCCTCCAGTTAGATCAATTACATCTAGAATAAAATATGATAGAATTACTGCATTAGATCAAATTGGTGATTTACCAGTTACTGATACATTTTATGGAGATGGTGTAAACACCACATTTATATTAAGTTGGTTACCACAAATTTCTAACAATAGTATCACTGTAAGAGTTGCTAATGAATATATTCCTTCAATGGGATATGATATCAGTTTCTATTCAGCATCACATAATGACTATTCTAAGAAGTATGCAGCTATTATATTGACAAATGTAATCCCTCAAGCAAATGATGTTATTATAATATCATACAAAAAGAGTGTTGAATTGATGTCGGCTTCTGAGCGTATTATAAATTATTATACGCCTGGTCCAGGAATGCCTGGTCCAGATTTAAGCCAAGTAATGAGTGGTATAGTATATCCTGGAGCATTAGTTGGCGGACAATATGAAGGATTGGGATTTGCTAATGCATATGCTGGCGGGGTACCATCCACTTATATTAATGATACATCAAGCTATGCAACTTTTGTACACGGTCAAAATATTGGTGCAACTGGAACAAATGCTGTTGTTATTGACGGTGAATCAAGTTTCTTAACTCCTACTTCTGGATATGGTCCTGAAGAGTTAATTCCGGGTACAGTAGTTGATTCATTAGGTATTAGTGTATACACTAAATCTGCAATTGGGGCACCAATTATTCAAACACAAGTTGTTGGTGTACAGTCAGGTACAGCATTTGTTCATGCATTGACTGATATGCCAACTACTAAAGATAGTATAACTGTTGTATTTGATAATATAGAGTATTCATATATTCCTTCTGTTAATTTTACAACTAGTACACAATTTACCATCGACTGGGTCCACACTAATTTAATATTGCCACCGCAACCATATTCTGGATTACTTGCTTATACTGTAGTTGGTGTTGGAAGTAACTCTACATCTACATTAGGAATTATTGATAAACAATCTGTCCAATCTAATTATTCTCCAGAAACATATGTATTGAGTGTGGCGGGTGCAACTACTATAAAAGGTGCATATGTAACAATTGACGGGTCACCGATAACATCTACTCCTAGTAGCATTGACCCTTGGTTTGAATTAAATGTTGTTTATGGAAGCCCCGGGTCTGCTTATGTTCGCAATTTATCAACTGGCACTAATTCACTAGTGCAAGCATGGTTCTTTGATACACCAACAGACAGTGCAAACTTCAATAAGATATTATCTCAGACAGTTTCTGTGCCTAGTCCAGTTACTACAATTCCATTGACTTATCCACCATTTGGTGCAGGTCCAGTAAGTGCTCAAACTATTGTAGAAATGACTGACAGGTTTGCTGTCACTAGAAGATTGTTACCGCCTGATATGACATATCATACTGTTACTGACAGCGGCGACATAACTTATAATATTAGAGTTGCTTCTACTACTTCCGTTACATTAAGTTCAAGTAATGTTATTGTTTACAAGAATAATGTTGCGCTTGATCCAGCTGCAATTATTATAAATTCGCCAAGCCGTACTGTTACAATTGATACTGGTTTGGTTACATTAGTTGCAGGTGATTTAATTTCTATTGAAACATTTAATCCTTCAATAATTGATGGAGTACTATCTCCACCAGCAGGCACTTATACATACGATTATAGAATACTCGGATCGAATTTAATATTATCACCTAAAATAATACCTTTCTTAGAAAATGCATCTTTAAAGATTACTACATATTCTAATCAAGATAGTATGCAGATTGAGACAACTAGATTTGTCGGTAATCCAAGACGAGTATTTAAATTAGATCGAGTTGTTGTAAACAGTAATTATGTATGGGTACAAATTGAAAGACCATCTGGCGACCTTGCTTTAATAAACGGTATTGATTATACAGTGTTAGCAGATCGTTTGACAATTATGATCAATGACAAATTTGCGTTAACCACTGATGATAATGTTGTTATTATGAGTTTCAGTAGCCAAACAATTGCAAATACAATTATTGGTTATAAAATATTCAACGACATATTGGGTAAAACTTCGTTCACTAGAATAAGTGATCGTAATACAACATATTTGACTCAACCGTTAGCTGCTGCTGATACTGAAATACATGTTGCCGATGCAACAGTACTATCAACTCCAATTGTATCTGAAAATCGTCCTGGGGTGATTGTAATTGCATCTGAACGCATTGAATTCTTTAATATCAACGGAAATGTGTTGACTCAAGTATTGCGTGGTACTGGCGGAACAAGTCCTATTGGTACAGTAGGTGTTGGTGTTGAAGTAATTGATCAAGGTTTTGATCAAATATTACCACACACTATTTTCACTCCCTATACTGAAACAGTATTGGTTCAGAATACATTTACCAATACATTGACTAATATGTATACTATTAGTACTGTCACTCAGCAATTAATTACATATCCAAACACTTCTACATTGGTACAATATGACGGTATTAATTTAGGATTTACACAAAAGCCTGTTCCTTATGATACCTATTATAACAATCATTTACCAACAGTAAATGCAATTGACATGGTTGCAGTATATTACGGCGGCCGTCCATTAAGTAAATTTGGCACTTATCGTCATGATACAAGTGTGGCATATGATAGCATTTCTACTTCTTCAATTGTGGGTACTGTATCTACAGTAAAAGAGCTAACAACTGCAACATATTTCCCAGGACAAGCATATCTTGTTACATCAACTAATCAAGTATGGGTCTGTACAGAAAACCAATTTGTTGATCCAGATATTCCGTATTTTGTTGATTCTGGATTAAGATATGTTCCGCCAGAATTTAGTATTATAACTGCAACACAGACCGTAGTATTAAATCCTGATGTTGTTTCTATAGGTGAAAATATAATGTTAACCTTTGTTAAGAAACAGTTTGCAATAGACACAAGCAACAGTTGGAATGATATTAACCCTAATAATAGTGAATTATCTGAATCTTTATTATATAGCACAAGTACAGTGGCAACTTTCTTAAAGAATTCTCCAGCTACTTTACCTCAGCAACGATATTATGGAAACGATCCTATAGCATCAAATGGTGGTGGAACTATATTTGTTGATCACAATGGGTCACCAATTCAAGGATATTAATAAAGGAATATAGACAAACGATGTTTGCCCATAATAAACAGCATAAATACCGTGATAGAAAGAATCTAAAATGACTACTAACCAACAACCCAATTTCCCACCAATTAGCAAGCCTAATGAACAAGGTAGCCTTGCCATACGGGGCCATATTAAAATTTTTGATCCTGTAACAAAGGAAGTTTTCATTGATAAACCAAATGCTATCCATTATGAAAATTTCAGCATTGCTTTGGCTCAGACAGTTAGCGGCCAAAGTAATTTTGTTGGAATGATTGAAGGAATGGCGCTTGGAAATGGCGGTACTAGAGTTGATAACACTGGGATTATTACATACTTAACACCTAATGTTATTGGTTCCACATCAAATCTATATAATCAAACTTATTTTAAAACAGTTGCACCTAATGTAGGCAATATTAATTCTAATACAAATCCTGCACAAAATTATATGCAAGTTAGACATCTTGTTGGTTCTTACTACAGTGATGTTCTGATTAGCATGTTATTGGATTTTGGTGAACCAAATACACAACAGGCATTTGATAATGAAGTAAATTCTGATGGAACATTTGTGTTTGATGAGTTAGGTATCCGAGCATATCTCCCAGGGGAAACAGCTCCAGGGCAAGGACCTTTGTTGACTCATGTTATTTTCCATCCTGTACAGAAATCGTTAAACCGTACCATACAAATTGATTACACAATACGAATTCAGAGTCTAACTGCTGGAGCATAATAAATGGCCTATAAAATTACAAACACTTTAGGAGCAGTAGTTGCAAGGGTTGCAGATGGTGTTGTGGACACTACATCGACCACTCTTGCATTGATTGGCCGAAATGTATCAGGGTACGGTAACTATCTTAATGAAAATGCAGTTACACTCTTAACGAATCATGCGTCTCAGTCTTTTAATCAGCCAAACAAACCTCTACAAGGCCAACTGTGGTATGATATTACTCATAGAAGATTAAAAATTTATGATAGAGGTTTTACATCAGTTGCAGGTGCAGTGATTAGTGGACCACAACCTTCTGGGTTAAGTGCTGGTGATTTTTGGTATAGTCCAACATCTAATGCATTGAATTTCTTTAATGGATCTGGATTTATATCATTGTACACTGCACCGCAGAATCAGGTTAACGGTTGGATTTATCCAACGCCACAAGTGGGAGATGTTACTACTCCAATTCCAGTAGTTCAGCAAGTAACTTTATTACAAAACTTTGGTAACCAGTTGGGATTGATGTCAAATTCACAATTTGCTGTTAACACATCTGATCTTAGATTTCCTGTTGGACTAGTAGCGGTAGCTGGAATAACAGTTGTCGGTGATGTTAAAGCTACTGGTAGTTTACATATGGGCAGTCATCCACCTGCCACACTTACTAGCCCTGGACTACCTGGGCAGATGACCTGGGATGCAAATAAATTATATATTGCTACCGGCACTAATACTTGGTCAACTATCCCATTTGGTGGTAGTGGAGGCGGCGGTGGAGGATCTTCTGGGCTGTCATCTAGAACAACAGCATCTGGCGTAACTTCTTCCATTGCAGCAAATACGACTGGGACTTTCCAAATTACAGGATTTAAGGGATACGCCCTTTACAAAATAAGTGTTTCTGCTGCTGCTTGGGTAAGATTGTATACTACACA